TAATTTCAATACCTTTCAGTCTTGAAAGCTCTATAATGCGGTGCGGGGGCCTGCTGTTAAAGTGTTCCAGTGCCCTGCCGTCAACGTAAAGCGTGTATCCTTCACTTGGTTCTCTCATTATGACCCCTCCTTCTTTATAGCCACCACAAACTCATCCGTGCTGGCGTACTGGTTCAGCCAATCATTCTTGGCATCAAGCATGGCCCCAATGAGCCTATCCACTCTTGACTGGTCACCGCAAACCACATCTATCCACTCTGCTGCCCTGGTGTACACCATGTGGTCGTAGCCAGCCTCCAGCGCCACGGCCCGGCCTGCCAGTTCGAGCTCCACTTCATCGCGGGGGATGAGTTTGTCCTCCACAGCCTCGCGTTCTATTTTAGCCCTGAGTGCCTGTTCCTCGGTGCGCTGACACTCTGCTTTAAGTTTGCGCTCCATGAGATTGGCGGTCTTTTTATCCGCCTCTGTCTGGCCGGTAGCGCCTGACTGTAGATGGAGTTCAGCGTAGCTGTCCACGTCCTTGCGTTTGAAGCAGCCGTTTTTCTTGATCAGCATCCGCGTCCGTACATGGTTCGAGAGGGCGGACTTCTCGATCTTGTAGCCCCCGGCCTTGAGGTAGGCCAGCACATCCTGCTGAGTGGCAAAGGTGTCCGGTGATGCCTCTTCCTTTCCGTATTTTTCCATCAGATGCGCTTCCTGGTCGGACAATGACCGCTTCGACTCTTCCCATATCTTCTTTCTGGCACTGGATGGTTCATCGCCATAGGCCTTGGCAGCCTTGAGCACTGCCTTGTAGTGGATCGTGTATTCGATCTGTTCTGGCTTGCTGGCTGCGTCAAGAATTTCATTTGGTAGGCGTTCAATCATCCACCCTACCTCGGAGTTCCTTCACCTGATTAAAACTGGCATCCGTGCCAGCCAAGGTTGCAATTCCGCCGGTATATTCCTGCCAGCGGCGCACGATGACATCGCAGAAGCGCGGGTCAAGCTCCATGAGCCTGGCCTTGCGCTTGCGGATCTCGCAGGCGATCAGGGTGGAGCCGGAGCCGCCGAAGGCGTCTACCACAACATTGCCAGGGCGGCTGCTGTTGGCGAGAAATCGCTCGATAAGCGCCACCGGCTTCATGGTCGGATGGTCTTCATTGCGCAGGGGCTTGTCCTCGCAGGCAATGGTGGAGCAGTACCGGTCCACGGTGATGTTTTCGCCGGAGACCAACAGGTAGTCATCCCCGACCTTGACCTGGATCTGTGTCGGGCTGATCATCACCACCTGCGGATCACCATCCAGCTCGAACACAGTGCGGCGGGTGCGGCCACCGTGCCAGCTATGTCTGCTGCCGGGCTTCCAGCCGTAGAGAATAGGCTCGTGCTGCCAGTGGTAATCGGCGCGGCCCAGTACCATCTGGTTCTTGCGCCAGATCAGGCAGGAGGCCACCTTGAGTCCGGCTGCATCCATGGCGCCCTGCACATTGATCCGTTCCGTGTCGGCATGGGCCACATAGATGGGCGCCCCAGGGGCCATGATCGCGGTCAGGCAGGAAAACACCTGGCACATGAAGGCAGAAAACTCCGATGACTTCATCTTGTCGTTGAGGATCTTCCCTGCCTTACCCTTGTAATCGACGTTGTATGGCGGATCGGTCCAAACCAGATCAGCGGTCTCACAATCCATAAGCCTGGTGAAATCGTCGGTGGAGGTGGAGTCTCCGCACAGGAGAAGGTGGTCGCCGATGATCCACAGATCACCGCGCTCTGTTACCGGATTTTCCGGAGGGGGAGGGGCAAGGTCAGGGTCTTTTTCGTTGTCGGCCAGGCCAGCCAGCAGCTTATCTGCTTCGTCCATATCAAACCCGGTCAGCTCCACCGGAAATCCATCATCCATGAGGCGCTGAAGCTCAGAGGCAAGCAGCTCCTCATCCCACTCCGCCAGGTCAGCCATTCGGTTGACGGAGATCTTGAAGGCACGGATTTGGGCATCGGAAAGATCGTCAACCAAGATAACCGGAGCATCTGTCAACCCGGCCAACTTTGCCGCCTTATAGCGGAGATCGCCATCCACCATCTCACCGGAGCTACGCACCAGAAGGGGCACCCGGAAACCAAAGGTGGCGATGGCCTCGGCCATCTTCCCGACCGCGTGGTTGTTTTTGCGCGGGTGGTTTGCGTTGGGGAATATCTTGACCAGGGGCCATGTTTCGATATGAAGCATCACTTTCCCCCTGCCAGCAGATTGCCACTATGGATCACCATGGCCGGATGGCGGTGAATAGCCAAGGTGACAGCCTCAGACTTGAATACAAGGTCAGATATTCTGCTGGCCGTGGCTTGATTCGCATGGCGCCAGGCCGGTGTCCACTGGATACGCACCTCGCCACCATCCCTGCTCTTGAGAACCCGCACTGGATTTTTTACCAGAAGCCCGGCAAGCTCGGCGAGATCGTCTGGTGACAGCTCCTCAACCTGATTGGGCTGTTCCTGTTTTTTGACATCAGCCGAGGCCTCCACCGCCGCCGCTTCCACTGCGCCTGCCTGGATTTTCGTCGCCCCCCCCTCAAAATTACAAACCAAATCCGCACGGTCCATCATGGTGACAGCCGGGGGTAGGCCGGACTTGATCCAACACCGGATATCCGCCCCGGCTTTCCAGGCGTCCCCAGGGTCTTTGTGGTCAAGAGCTGGCCATCGGCGGGCCTGCTTGAACCGCTCCATCCAGCCATTGCTATGCTTTGCCCCTGCGGCATCGTTATCCAGGGCGACCAGAATGCGCAGGGATTTATCGAGCACGGCACAGGCGGCTTCGTCTGGGTGGGCCTGGGCGTTCCAGGTAGTGACAGCCCCGGCAAGGCCGAGGCCCTCCTGGGCGCAGAGATAAGCGTCAAGTCCAGATTCCACGACCACGAAGGCGCGGGCCGATGGCTCCAAAACCATGGTGGCGTGACAGGAGCCATCCACCACCTGGTAGGGGCGGTTACTGTTGAAGGCGGCAACATCTTCATCTCGACGGCGGATGCGGAGATGGATAATACTGCCATCTGCTCCCGGCTGCGCCATCACCAGCCCACGCGGCAGCCAAAGCGCCTTTATTTTTCCGGCGGAATTCTTGATCTCTGGCAGTCCCCACGCCTTTCTGGCCCTGCGGAGATCGCCGCCGTTTTCGCCAGGGTTGTAACCGATCTGATAACGGCGGGCGGTATCCAGGGAGAGGCCTCGCGAGGCAAGAAGCTGCTGTCCTTCGGTGGAGGTGAGCAGCTGCTGGTGACACCAGGCTGCAAATTCAGAGGCCTTTTTCATCCACGCCACAGTGGGGGGGTCAGTGTCTGATTTATGAAAAATCGGAACTGCTACGGCCTTTGGTACAGCCGGGGTGGATGGAATCCGTATCATTGCAGCTCCAGCCTTTCCGCCAGCCGGGGTGATGCCCAGGATGGCGCAGGCCTCAAGGTATGTCTTGCCATCGAAATCACGGAGGAACTGGATGCAATCTCCATGGGCGCCGCACTTGCGGCAGTAGTACACCACGCCATCGGACTTCTCGGGCCAGATCTGGAAGCGGTCGCTTGGTCCCTGTTCCCTGCTGCGCGGCGATCCATCCCCACAGCCAGGGCAGGAGGAGTGGTACTCTCCGCCGTTGGTGGTGCCGGCACGGAAAGGAATAACCCCCTTATTTTCAAGCAACTCTTTAATATTATTCATTATCTATTTTTCTTTTCTTTTTTTCTGGTGATGATAAAGGGGAAAAGGGGACTATAGGGCGCAAAAACACAAAAGCCCCCAGGGCGCATCCTTATGCGGGAAAGTTTTGCGAATTTCCGCCCCTATCATCCCCTTTGCCATGAATCATCCCCTGATTCGGCAACCATCTTATTCTGGTAGGTATCTGATACCGCAATGCCGACATAGTGATAGTAGCCGCCCAGCCGCTTACGCTCGAACAGATCAGCTGCCTGGAGCTTCTGCCCGAATGACTTTTGACTCGGCAGATATTTATCTTTCTTGTTGACGTTCTCCTTGTACCAGTGGCAGAAGGCGTCATAGAGTTCCGTGGAGCTGGCCTTGACCTCTGGAGCCTGTATGCAGGCTGCCTCTATGAATTGGCCCAGATAGTTTTCGTCATCCCGGTAGATATTGGTGGCCTCTCGCACCGACTTTGGCGGAGCAAGGCCGATCCGTTGCCATTCAAGACAACCCCGCACCATCCAAGCCAGGATGATATCCAGGTTTTCCCGGAGCTGCCGTGCCAGATCTTTATCAACCTCGCGTTCGTGCGGCTTGAGTGGTTCGTACTCATCCTCTCCCGCCTCGCTTGGCCCGCTTTTTTTTCTGCGGGTTATAAACGAGAGCTTGTGTGGGATGAGCTTGCAGCGCTCCCAGAACGCGAAATCAGTGTCCGGGGCATTCGGTTTATGATTGGTGAGCAGCATCAACAGGTGGGTGGGAGTGAAGCTGATCAGGTGCTTGTCGTAGAGGCCGCGCCCTGTGAGGGTGTCGCCGCCGGTGAGCCATTTGACCTTGGCCGCGCTGAACTTGCGGCCTTCATCGGTTTCCGAGGCAATGGCCAGGCGTAGTCCCTTGAGGGCCATAATCTCTGGCGACGATCCACCAGCGGCGGCTGATCGGTTGGAGTCGAGTAGCATTTCCGCAGGTACCGGCCCTGCATAATCGCCCAGGGCATAGGACAGAAGCTCCGCCACCAGAGACTTGCCGTTGCGGCCCCGGCCAAAAAGCACCGGGAAAATGTGTTCGATGTTGAGGCCGGTTATCCCGTACCCATACAGGCGCTGCGTGAAGGCAACCAGGTCGTCATCGCCGTTGTAGATGTCGAGCAAAACATTGGTCCATTTTGAGGTGTCGGCCTCAACCCCTTCCTTGGGGAATGCGGCCCGCGCCCGCTTGGAGATGTAATCGGATGGGTTGCCAGGCTCGAGTTCACAGGTCTTGAGGTTGATCACCCCGTTGGCACAGGCCAGCAGCCAGGGGTTGAGGTCAAAATCTGCGGCACGGACAGCCAGTGGCAGCACCGGGTTGGTGTGGGCAAATGTAAGACAGTTTTTGCGGCCAGAGTCTTTACGGAGGCGCTTGATCCTGCCATGCAACTGGCCGATGCGGTCTCTGAATTTGGCTGCGTTGCCATCATCCTTGAGCAGCGACTCCGACAGGGACGCGGCCTGCACCGGGATCTCTTTGGCATAACAAAGGGCGACATTCTCAACCGCAGCGACGGCCAGGTCCATTTCATCGCGCACCCATGAGTGATCTTTCCAGGCGTACCAGCACTCCACCCCTTTGGCATACACGAACTTGTCCCGGTGCAGGGTGGCATAGAGCAGGCCATCACCAAGCTCGTTGGCATCCAGGCATTCGATGACAAGCTTGGAGGTGATCTCCTGGGGTACGGCGGCGGGAAGAGTGCCTGACTCTTGCTCAACCTGGGCGGCAATCCGCTCCTTGAGTTCGAGCAGGTCGGCCTTGATGGATTGTGTTGGTTGATCTTCAGACACCCGCATCCCCCTGTTTTTTCCGGTAGTGATAGATGGTACGTTCTGCAAGGCCCGTGGCGTCGGCAATCATGGAGGCGGTCAGCGGCTTGCCAATCTGAGCGGCCAAGCCCCAGGCAATTTCTTTCCCTGCCTTGCTGACCCGTGGGCGGTCAGGGTTCACAACAAAAACCCGCCCACAACCAACAGCCCGGCAGCGCATCACCTGGCGCCCACCGGATGTGTATCCGTTTCTGGTCCCGCAAGCAGCATGGCAATGCGGGCAGATCACCATGA